CGGCCGATGCGTGCCATTAGAAGTTCCCTGCGCGCATGAGTGAGTGATTGAACGAAATGATTCTGTTAGGGATGCCCGCAGAGGTCAGGGGACCGACTGACCAGAACGACGAGAGGTTCTTCTGGTTGTTGTACTCGGCCGTGATCCAGTCGGCCACGAGGATGTCCTTGATCAGGTACTGCTCATCAAGCAGTCCATTGGCCATGCCACCCGTGTCGAACGCGCCCAGCCAGAGCGTGCTGGCCGTGCTGGTCAAGGCTGCCGGTGGCGTGAGGTTCAATGTGCCATTATTGAGGACTCCGTCGATATAGATGTCGAGTGACGGAGTGCCGCCATTGTAAACGCCGACAGCACGATGCCAGTTCGAGTCGTTCAGCCCAGAAAGAGTCGACGTGCGAATGTACTGCGCGGAGTTATCGTAGACTGAAAACTGAACGTGCCCCGTAGTCTCTACATAGAGATCGAACGTGGCTGTGGTCGGATGGTCGCAGCACATCAGCTCGACATCGGAGTTCGAAATCTTGAACCAGGATGCGGCAGTCAGCTTCGTTCCCGAAGCGATCCCCAACGATCCGGCAGTCGTAACGTAGTTCGTTCCACCGATGCTGAGTGCTTGCCCGACCTGACCCGTCGCCACCACTGGCGTGTTGACCTTCGTGCCGTTGTTCGCATTGCTGGTCGAGTCGTTGACCGTCAGCGTTCCGGCACTATTGCTGTAGTGATAGACGCCCTTCCAGTTTGCAGGCCATACCCCCGTAGTCGAGCCATCAGTCGTCAGCGCAGAGTTGCCAACAGCCAGATAGATAGTCAGACCGTCCTGACCTGTCGGCAAACTGACCCACATCTCGAATGCGCCGGTCGCAGCGTTGTACGATCCGGGGACGAGTTCGAATGTCAGGGTAGTTGCAAGGTTCGCATCGGCATACGGACGAATGTCAAAGCCACTGCTGCTTGTGGCCTTGCCACCGTTGCCGGTCGTAGCGAAATCCGCATCACCAACCAGGAAGGACAGTAACGCAGGAAATCCAGACTGGGGGGATGGAAACTGCCCAGTCTGGACTGTGAGTGGTTTGAAGAACCCAAAAGCAGCCATTGCCGCCCTGCCTTAGATCTCTACGACCATATAGCAGTAGCAGTTCACCGCCGCCGCAAACGTGACGCGGATACGAGCGAACTTAGCTGTCTGAATGATCGGTTCTCGACCGAGCGGAAATTGGAATGAGTACTGAGACGTCGGTGCGATAAACTGTGTCGGAGCAAGCTGGCGCACTGCCGTGGTAGAGCCCTCAACGGTTGCTGTAAACCCAGTCGCAGCTGTGCCGAAGGTAATACCCGCCACCGACGGGTTGACCGCATCAGCCACGTGCGGACCTAACTTGGTGACATCAGCATCCGCCAATGTCGTCACGGTAGCCGTAACGTCGGTCTCGATCAGCTCGACCTTGCCAGGAGTAGCCGCGGCAATGCCGTCGAACGAGATGCCCCACTCGACGACCTTGATCGGGCAGAACGGTTTGACCTGCAGCATCGTCTTGATGACGTTGCCGGTGGTGACCGCCACTCTCGCAGCGGTCGTCTGCATCACACCGTTCTCAATGAGATAAAGTGTAGTCATCTAAAACTACTCCAGTGTGATTGTCGGCGTGATCTTGATCTGGTCGCCGTTGTTCGCAATGTTGTACGGTCCATCGCTGAACAGCTCAGCCCACATGATCTTGCCGCTCGTGGTCTGGATGACGAAGTATCCATACACATTGCCGAGCGCACCCGTGAAGGTGAACGTCTGCTGAGCAAACGAGGCACTCGTCGGATTGCCCGTCACGATCGTCCAGCTCGCTCCAGTCAGCGATACGCTGGCGTAACCGAAACCCGATGCCTCGGTGTAGTTCGCTTCCGTATCACCCTCAACCGGCGTGTGGTTGTTCGTATACAGCTTCAAGACCAGCGTCTGCGGAGCGGTCTTGTTCAAGATGTTCTGCAGCATCACGCTTTCAGCTGCGTCGGGTACTAAAAGGGACATTCTCTACTCCTTGATGATCTGTGTGATGTTTCCGTCGTCGTCACGCTTGACGGTCAAATTTCCAATCTCTTCGGCCTTCTCCATGTTCACTGTCACATCTGGCTGGCTCACGTTGACGGTCACGTCCGGTGGATCGAAGGTGACGTTCAGCGGCTGAGCCTGATGGCTGGCCGACCATTCTTTGAGGATCTCGACCAGCTCTGCCTTCGTCACGGCGCCACCAGCTGTGCTATCCGCCTTATCCCCGATCGCTCCACTTGGACCCATGTTCGCGGGTTGAGCGATTTTGATCGGCGTGGGCTTCGATGCTGGATCGATGACCCTAACCTCGCGATCGTTCGGCGTCTCGACCAGGAGTGCCATGCGTCGGAGATCGGAAGCCATCTGCTCATCGGGTGTCACCAGCCCGACTCTCGCCAGCTTGAACAAGAAGTTCGACAGCTCAGTGAGGTCGGGCGGGGTCACACGGACGGGCTGGACCTTCGGCAGTTTCTTCATGCCCTTCGAACGGAACTCGGGGTTCAGCTGGAAGAGCCGCGGGATCGCGTAGCGGTTGATCACCTCGGTGATCGAGTTCATCCAGCCGATGATCGACAGCATGAACAGATCGCTCTGGTTCTCGCTCAGTGCGTATGAGCCATTTTTCTCCATGCCCAGCAACATGAACTGCGCCAGCACGGACATCGCAATGCGCTTGTCGAGGCGATTGATGATCACGTCGACGTCGAACTGCTTCTGCCCTGGAGCACCAAGCAATTCGAGCTTCCATCCCGGTGGCAAGAGAACTCCCTCCTGCTCGTCACGATGGATGTGAGTAACCAACTCCTGAGCCCACTCGCGTGTCTCATCGTTGTCACTGTCGTCCAGGTCGAAGTCTTCAGGTGGAGTAAGGACGGGTAACCCGACTAAATCTCGCTCAACACCAATTCCTTCAAGTTCCTCGAAGGTCTTTTTGAAGTACCACGATCGGTATGCACCTCGAAGGATCGAACGACCTTCGGGGTTGTTCTTCTCTATTCGCGCACGGAATAAGAGAAGTTTCTCCATTGGAATGAAAACTCGTTCCCAGTTCGGTGGGCCTTGCTGCCATAGCCCCTGGACGCCACCTTCCTCGTCGAACTCCCACTGCCAAACGGTTTCCTGACTGCGGAGAGCGAACTTGCGCCAGCCCACTCGGCCGTCGTTCTCCTCGCTCTGCGGACTCATGTCCGGTCCTTTGCGGACCTTGTAGACGATCTCGAATGGTGCGAAGCCATACTTCAACATCGTCGACAACTCGCTGATGAAATCCTCCCACGTGTGGGACATATCCCGCATGCAGCTCACAACGAAATTGCCCGCATCCATGTCGACCTGAGCCGAACCGCCTGCGACAACCTGCCAGCTTGCCTGGAGGATGATCCGCTCGATCGCAAACAACATCGCAGAGATCACCGCATCGTTGTCCGCCATCTCGCGGTAGATCTTCATGCCACGGCGACCCTGCAGTGGCTTGAGGAACTCTTCGAAGACGAACCCGTTGTACTGGATTAAGCCTGAGTAGCCGATCTCGGCCAGCTCTTTGCGCCCACCCTTCGGCCTGCCTGGACCCTTCTTTGGGGCTGAAGGCAAAGTGCCGCCCTTCGCGCCTGTGCTCGATGGCGTGTTGCTTGCCTTCTCGACTGGTTCCGGGAAGTCGTTCAGTGGGATGTTTTCGTCCATCGAGTACTTAGACCCAATGGGATGACTCGAATCACGAGGGGCTACATGTTCTCCATGTCGAATCGGTTGGTCCGCCGCTCGAAGGTCCGCCCGCTCGATATGGTCTGCAGATACGACTGTTTGGTGGCGAGTGCCCGGTTGATCTCCAGGAAGTTCTGCCCTGTGACTTCCTTCCGTGGCTTGCTCAGCTCGTGCCCATACGACGTGACGAGAGCGTCCGAGTAATCGGGCGACTCGTATGCCTTCAGGATTTTCAGTTTCGGCGTCACCTGGAAGAGACCGTCGTCTCGGGGCTCCTGAGCATGATGGAGGAGATCTTTCTTGAGCCGGTCGCACATCTTCCGGCTCTTCAGATGTCCGTCCCTCACTAGTTTGCTGACGAAGAAGTAAGCCTCGGAACGATGGTTCAGGTAGAAACGCGGATCACTGGCGTCCCAGCTCCCTTTGATGGCGAACACATTCCTTATCTTCCGCCTGCGGAGGGCCGAGTAAACTCCCGTACCGACTCCGACCGCATCGATCAGTGTCTTCCGGGGACTGTAGAACTTGATCAGCTTCTCAATGTGATCGGCATTTTTCTCAGTGTCCATGCCACGCTTCGCAATCATGTCGATGATCACGTCTCCACGCCGAACGATAAAGACTGACTCGCAATTTCCACCGTCAGCAATGTCGCATCCGATAATCGGGACTTCATCGGGTACACGTGCCTCGGGATCGTAGATTCGCTCGACCACGCGGGGATCGAACAGAACGAACGAATCCTCATCTGGAAATTCCCCTTCGACCTTCGACAGCCACATCGCGCTGCCGCGCCCGTACTTCGCTTCCATCAGCCGGATGTACGCGTCAGTGATGCCAGGACAGCCGATGCAACTTACGTGATGGGGATAGAAGAGTTCGGGGTACTTGTTGTGGGAGTCGTAGAACATCCCACTGAGCCTCACTGGGTTCCCACACATCAGGATCTGCCCTTGGCCAGTGGCCATGATGCCGTCTACTGCGGCGAGTGCCTGATCGTCCATGCCCGACGCTTCATCGATGACGAACAGCATGTGGTCGGCGTGGAAGCCTTGCAGCCCTTCCGACACAAAGCCGTCTTTGTTCGCTTTGCAGGTTCGAGCGATCGCAAACCATTCCTCGGGGAATGCCTTCATGAAGATCTTGGTCTGCGTCCATTGGAGATTCTCCATGAGCATCGGAGACTGGCGCATCCACTTCGAACACTCGGCCCAGAGCACGTCGAACAGGTGATGCTCCGTTGGAGCGGTGCATGGGACTTTCGGGAACGGTTTGTTCGAGAGATACCAAAGGATCATCCACGCTTCGAGCGCAGTCTTGCCCACTCCCGCGCCGGAACGCACAGTGATCGGCCGGTCACCCTTGCCGAGGTCCATCATCACAGCGTCCTGCCACGGTTTCACGTTCTCGACGTGGAGGACATCGCGAACCCACTTATTGGGGTTACGTGCATAAGCGCGGATTACATTCGGTGGGAACATTACTTAGCGCGCAGGAAGAAGTGATTCCCGATGCGAACCGTTGGGATGAATGCGGATGCCCACGGTGGCGCAGACTTCATCGATGCGGCGAAGTACTGCACGGCATTGCCGGTTGGGTCCGGTACAGCACCAGTCAGTACATCAGTCACGACCTTGAGACAATCAACCCACACTTGCTCCGTTGGTTTCGGATAGCGACGCAAGTTGGGGTCATCGACGCCATCAGGAGGAACCATCGACGTGAACTGCGCCTTCTTCGTGACCACGTCACAGTAATCCTTGCCCCACCAACTCGGATGCTCAGCGCGATTGCGGATGACCCACGCAACAGCGTATTTACCCTCCAGTGGTTCACCACTCGCTTCACGATAGATCGTCAGTGCGACGAGCATTACATTGGTGAAATCTGTGGCTTGCTGGGGGACGTTGATGTTCATTAGTCGAAGTACTCCACACCGGGGTTGTCTTTATGCGGGCAGACGCACTCTTCGTGCGGCAACTTGCATCGCCAGCAGAGGTCCGCGGAGCAGGAAGAAGGGGAGGGCGACTCTTGATCTCGGTTGACATCCGTTGCCCCCGCAGCGTGTGCCTCAAGGTCGCCCTCACCAGTCTGCTCCTGACTATACACTTCAGGGTCCAAACTACCACCGTCCCCGGTGCTTTCTGAGTAAGCTGACTCAGAAGGGTCAGTGGCTTCGACCTCGATGGCATCGCCTTCGGGATCTCTGCCGTTTTCCAGCTCGTCCTCTGCAGCGGTCTCGAATGCCTGGATGATCGAATTTCCGAGGTCAGCCTTGACTTCGATCTTCCGCTCGATCGGCTTGTGACCTGTGCGGTCGAGGATGTCCCTCACGAGGTCCACGAGAACTCGGCCGGTGCAGCGCACCGTGTTCACAACCTCGTTGCCGTTCTCATCGATCACAGTGAACTCGGCGCGCCCCTTGGTCAGCAGCTGCTCGATCACCAGGATCGATGGATCGGCCAGCCGGTTCAGCCTCGACTGCCTCTCCGACTTCGCCCGCTCCTGCATCTCCTTCTCAAGCTCTTGCTTGAAGATCGGTGACCCGCAGATCAACTTGAAGTGGTTCGAGTTGAACCCGAGATCACGGCAGATCTGTGCCTTCGAGTGCCCGTGGTAAACGATCCGCATGATGATTTCGCGATGCCGCGGCTTGAGGCTGTGGATCATCCTCTTCGGCACAAACGGTGGTTTCACCATCGGCAGCTCGCTCACTGGCTTGGGCGGTTGCGGGGGTACGTCGTTGTCGTCCTTGAAACGTGCGTCCTTGTCTTCGTTCATAGTCCTGTCTTATTCGACCGTCCAACCCTGTATCTATTTGACCGCTAACGCGGGCAGACCCTCGAAGAGGTTTGGCACTCGACGTGTATTAGTGGACGCACCCCGACACAGTCAGGGATCAAAAGTGGGCCGTCAGCCCAAGGATGGGAGTGTCTCTATGACGAAGATTCGTATCATGGCCATGTTAATTATCACGGCCACGTTAGCAGCCTGCATCCGGCATCACGCACCAGTAGGTAAGCCAGTGGCGCCACCGATCGTCCGCCCAACATGGCTTGCTCAAAAGATCAACCCCGACAAATTCAGCGTCGTTGTGCTGGACGGCAAAGCCGAGAAGGAGGCAACTGATGAGTTGTGCCCAACTCGCGAATACGTCTGCACGAAGGAACCAGTCAGAACATTCATATTGCAAAGAAAGAGGAAGTAGTGAAGGACATGGAAGTCATCAAGAGAGACGGGCGCAGGGAAGCGTTCGACATTCAGAAGATCGAACAGGCGATCGGCAAAGCGATCATCGCCACTTATGGACACGCTGATGCAGCATTGGCTCACCAACTGGCCTTCGGCGCACGAATGCACCTGGAAGGGAAAGAGGTCACGGTCGAGTCGATCCAGAACGCAGTCCAGGTCGAACTGATCGTTCAAGGCAAGTTCAACGTAGAGCACGCATATCGCGAATACCGTGAGCGCCACTCTGAGCTGCGTGCGGCAGCAACAGCGGAAGGACGGGAAATCCCAGCTGACAGACGGTGGGTTCGCTCAGGACAGACATATTTCGACACCGAAATCCAGAAGCTGCAGTTCTACGACAAGTACAGCCGCTTCCAGCATGACCTCAATCGGCGCGAGACGTGGCCCGAGGCTGTCATCCGTGTGATCGACTACCTCATCAACACGGCCGACCCGCAGCATAAGATCAGCCCGAACGAGTGGCAGGACCTCTGCGAGGCGATCCTTGGCCTGGAGATCATGCCCTCGATGCGCCTGCTGCAGATGGCTGGTCCGGCACTCACGGCACACGGTCAAGTGGGGGCATACAACTGCGCGTATCTCCCCATTGACACGCAGAACGCATTCGTCGAGCTGCTGTTCATTCTCATGCAGGGTACGGGTGTTGGATACAGCGTCGAATCGCGGTACATCAGCAAACTGCCGAAGGTCGGGCACATGAACTGGCACATGGAATTGTCGCCCACCACTGTTGAAGACTCGACCGAAGGTTGGTGCAACGCGCTCGTCTATGGTCTGACCCAGTGGTGGTCTGGTGTCAATGTCAAGTTCGACTATTCGCTGATTCGCCCACAAGGCGCACCTCTGAAAACCAAAGGTGGTCGTGCCAGCGGGCCGGAACCACTCAAACGCCTACTGGATTTTGTCTATCACACGCTCCTGGGTGCTCAAGGCCGTCAGCTCACGACGCTCGAATGCCATGAGATCGCCTGCATGTGCGGTGACATCGTCCACGTCGGTGGCGTTCGGCGCGCTGCACTCATCTGCCTGTTCGATCGCCTGGATCTCTCGATTGCGAACTGCAAGTCCGGTGAATGGTGGAACGAGAAACCATGGCTCGCCATGGCTAACAACTCGGCCGTCTTCGAGCATCAGCCCTCGATCCAGGAGTTTCTCTACTTCTGGGGCGACCTCGTCGATAGCGGCAGTGGCGAACCGGGCATCTTCAACCGCCAGAACGCCTACGAGACGTGTGCGAACCGGATGCACAAGCGTGATGCGAAGCATGATTTCGGCACGAATCCTTGCGGCGAGATCATTCTCCGTCCGCGGCAGTTCTGCAACCTGACGATCGCTGTTGCACGGCCGGAAGACACGTTGTTCGACCTCAAGCGCAAAGTGCGTCTCGCGACCCTGCTGGGGACACTGCAGTCGACCCTTACGAACTTCGGCTACCTGGAAGACTTGAACGGGGACTGGAAGAAGAATTGTGAGGAGGAGCGGCTGCTGGGGGTCGATATTACCGGCATCCAGGACAATCCGGTGCTCCAGTACCGCTCGCAGCGTATCTGCTTCCCACCGATGGATGCTGATGGCAAGCCGATGAACTGGCTCGCAAGGCGCGAATCGCTCGCTCTCCTTCGTGATTACGCGATCTCGATGAACCAGCTGTACGCCGAAGCATTAGGCATCCCGCATTCCGCCAGCGTGACCTGCGTGAAACCGTCGGGGAACAGCTCGCAACTGTTGAACACAGCTTCGGGGCTGCACGCTCGCTTCGCTCCGTACTACATCCGGCGCTTCCGCATCGGTGCCTACACGCCGATCGCAGCTCTCCTCAAAGAGTCTGGAGTGCCGTACAACCCCGAGAACGGTCAGAACCTCGAAGACGCGACCGTGCTGGTCTTCGAGTTCCCGGTGGCTTCGCCTGCTGATGCACTGACACAGGACAAGATGAGCGCATACGACCAGCTGCAGAACTGGTTGGAACTCAAATTGTATTACACGGAGCACAACCCGTCGACGACGGTACGGATCGCACCGGAGGAATGGATCAGTGCAGCGGATTGGATCTTCTCGAACTGGAACTTCGTTGGGGGATTGGCATTTTTGCCGAAAGATGGCGGGTCATACACACTGGCGCCGTACGAGGAGATCACGAAGGAACGGTACGAGGAGTTGCTGAAAGCCATGCCAACGGTCGACTACTCGAAGCTCGTGCGGTACGAACGGGAAGATCAGACAACAGGATCGCAGGAATGGGCCTGCACAGGAGATAAGTGCGAACTATGAGACCAATGCCGAAAGACGTTCAGATCGTCATCGGTCTCGTGCTCGGGATGAGTGTAATGGTGCTCATCCCGATGGGCTGGGAGATGGCGGGTTACTGGATCACGGATCTGATCGATTGGTGGAAATCAAGGAGGAAACGATGAACGACAAACCGATAAATCAGCGGCTGTTCGATGGCACCTTTGCGGAAGCCGCACTTGAAGAGCTGCTCGATGAAGCAGGCGTTGAGTTCGAGAAAATCGGCTGGGATCACTACGACAACTCACTCGAACTTTACGACGTTCCACCGGAGTACCGGCTGTCCGACGAAGCGAAGAAAGTGATCTTTGATGCGGGATTCTCCATCTGCTACATGAATCACACGGACAAGTGGGAAACGCACTACTCGCAGAGAAACCTCGATGGCTGGCGGGTGAGCTATCCGCACGTGCGGAATGACGGCACTCCCAGCATCTGGCTGGAGAAAGCTCCACCAGCATCCTGGAGACGTTTCAAGACATTGGTGAAGAAAGCGGTGGGGAAATGAGCGGACGAATACGGGGAATCAGCATCGACATGCGGCCGGATGCCTGGAACAGTGGTGGGTACACGAGGCTGCGTGTCCAGGTCGAAGTCGAAGGTCAGCAACCCGTCGTTGTCGAGAAGATCATGCCACCCGATGACGTTGAACGCTGGCTCGATCGTTACATGCAGGTCGCGACCAATGAGCTGCGCGATTTCATAAAACTGGAGCGCGAACGAGCGGAACGTGAGCACGGGATGGGTGATGCCTTTCTGCAGTTGGCGACCGCAGTCAACCAGATGCGCGATCGGGAGGCAGAACGCAGGAAGCAGGCGAGCGAGCAGGAAGGGAATCTCTAAAGTGACGGCGCTCACCGGATCAGACCTGAGTGCTGCCTACCTCGCAGCACGACTCGGCCCGGAGTATTACGGCAGGATTACGCTCATGCCCAACATCATGCGCCGCACACAGCTCGTGTACTGGCACAGGGTGCTGATTGGTGAGATCGATGATGCGGAGGTGAGGGATCGAGGCTGGGAGCGGATCGAGTTCTGGATTTATGTCGAGAGCAGGATGCCGCAGCAGCTCACAGAAAGCAGGCTGTGGTGCTAACCACCAAGGAGGGAAAGATGAAAGCAGTTCCGCAGGAAATAAAGCGGCAGATGTATCCAAAGAGTTTTCCATACGGCCCGCGCCCCGTCGGTGTTGAGCTGTTCTACAGCGGCCAGACAGAGGTCGCGTGGTCGATCCATCG